GCGATTGCAAACTAGGTTTTATAAGGGTGCGATTGCAAAGTAGGATTAGTATTGACTTTGGGTTAGTATTGATATAGGGATTAAATTTGAAAGGTAGGTAAGGTACAATGGAAAAACATTTCATTTGGTTACGATATTTAAGATATTGGGTATGCCACTTATTAATTTTTTACAAACTAAAATAATAAATACAAGGAGTTAATCTTATGACTATAAATATTCTTAAAACATATAACTTTAATTTCTTGTTTTGGAATTTGACTTTGGAAAAATTTACTACAAAAGTAATAATACCAAAATCAGGATTTATTAATTACAATAAAAAGACAACATATTTTTTTATAGGTAAATGGTTATTGACTATAAATTAAAACAGTAAGGTAGGTACTATGCCAAACAAGACACCACACTTAGGGGGATTGTCAAAAGGATTAGAACTTATGAAGTTGTTTCAATCGCTTGACGATAAAGTTGATGTTTCGTGCTACTCAATATTTTTATTAGTATGCTTTCAAGACGGCATTAATAATGAAAATATAAAAAGCTACTTTCCAAATATGTCTAAATCTAGAGTTTCTAGGTCTGTGCATATCCTTTGTGATGTAGCTAAAACAAGAAAAGATAGAAAAGGACTAAATATACTAAAGCAAGAAATAAACCCTGAAGATTACCGACAGAGAACTTTAGTCTTAACAAGTAAAGGAAAAACTGTTAAAGATAAGATTCTCAGGTTGTTGGGGTAAGAAAAATAAAAGGAGAAACTTATGCTCAACACTAGGATAACAATACGACAAGCTATTACAAAGGTCAGTGATATGGAATGGATAAATCAAAAGAATGGAGTACTTAGTATAAAAAATGCTGAGGTCTTTGCTACTTTCTACGGTTTTGAAAATCTATTAAATGAACTTGCTACTGAAAATGTTAGGGAGTTTAAAACTCATTGTAGAAGTGAGTTGTTGTATAAGAACGGAACGATAAATCGTAAGTTAGCAGCTCTTTCTAAGCTCTGTACTTGGGCAAGAGGTGTTAAAGGATTTCAATTCAAATGGGGATTACCTCTTATTGAATATGAAAAAGAAAATAACAAACGAGAATTTGTTGTAAGTAAAGAACTACAAAGTAAATTACTTTTAACTGCTCGTTTAAATTACAGAGATGATGAAGCTGATCTTTGGGAGTGTTTAATATTAACAGGTTGCCGAGTAAGTGAACTTTTAAATCTTACTTGGGATAAAATCAAAGATGGATTTATGCACTTAGTTGATACTAAAACAGGGGACGATAGATTTGTTCCTATTTTTGAAGAAGTAGAAAAAATACTTTCAAAGAGAAAGAAAATGGGTTTAGAAAAACCTTTTCCCTTATCTATCCACGCAGTTGAACACGCTTGGGGAATGGTAAGAAAAAAACTAGGTATGCAACACGAGAAAGATTTTGTTATTCACTCGTTAAGGCATACTTGTATTACTCGGCTATTGAAGAAGAAGATTGGAATAGAAGTGGTGCAAAAAATCGTTGGTCATAAAGATATAAGAATGACCCAAAGATATAACCACCCAACAAAGGACGATCTTAAAGATGCAATTAAGGGAGTATACACAAATAGTTAAATTAACTTGGTACTTAGCGATAAAAATGCCCTCGTGGTGAAATTGGTAGACACAAAGGACTTAAAATACTTTTATCGTTAAAATACCTCAACAACCTGAGGAGCTTATGACGACTAATATAGAAAATACTACAAGTGGATTAGAAAACAGGGAACTAGAAAGACAGGGAACTTGGATCAAAAAAGGAGTTGATAGATATAAACAACAGATACAGAAGAACGAGAAAAAAGGTAGAAACTCAGTTACACCTCCGTTCATTTATGTCCAGAAACAATTATTAGTACCATTAGCAGAGAAGATTGACAGCTTTGTTAAGCGAGAATTATCTACAGCTGGGCGAAGACACACGGCAGCTCTACCATTAAGAGATTTAGATGATTCAAAAAAGGTAGCATTAATAACACTAAAGATAATAATAGATTGTATAGCGAGTAAAAAAACTTTAGCTCAGACAGCTCAACAAATTGGAAGTATGATTGAACTAGAGCTACAAAATAATATTTTTAAGGAGAAAGAACCACATCTACATACAGTAGTGCTTAGAGATTTAATTAAAAGAACTAACAATGTCAAACATCGTAAGCGAGTATTTGCTCACACGTTAAACAAGTACAAGGTTGAAGTTGATAAGTGGGATATAAAAAAACAAGCATTAGTAGGTCTAAAGCTAGTTGATCTTACCATCAAACACACAGGACTTTGTCGTTTAAAACCAGTTAGAGAAAGTAGGCACAAAACAGTTAATTACCTAGTGTTAAAAGACGAAGTGCAAAAAAAGATAGATGATAACTCGTTTAACTGTAGCGTACTTACACCGTATTACAAAGCGATGATAGTACCACCTAAAAACTACACTACTGCATTTAATGGTGGATTTCAGAACGAGTATTTAACTAAACAACCTTTAATTAAAACTCACGATTACGAATACTTACACCTGTTAGATAACAAAGAACTAAAAGATTTTTACGATAGTGTAAACCATTTGCAATCTGTTGCATTTAAAATTGATAAAGATATGTTTAATATTTTTAAAGATATATGGGATAAGAACTTAAGGTTAGGTAAGTTTCCTGACAGAGAAAGTTTATTAGACGCAAGAAAAAAACCTAAGGGTATTTACCGAGACCCAAAAGTTGATGAAATACTAGAGCTTCGTATAAAATATAAGCGTGATTTAAATAGAGTTTATAATGATGAGATAGCGAGAAAGTCTAAAGTATTAAACACGCTAGTGGCAATGGAACTTGCTTTAGAATACTTAGAGTTTGAAAGAATATACTTTGCAATTTTTGCTGATAAGCGAGGAAGATTGTATTGTATGGGAACTACCGTGACCTACCAGACTGATCAAAAGATTAAGTCGTTAATTAGCTTTGCAAATAGTGAAAGGTTAGGCGAGAAAGGTAAGTATTGGCTCTGGGTTCACGCTTCTAATACTTGGGGTAATGATAAGATTTCCTTTGATGACCGATATAAATTTACCGATGAGAAGTTAGACGAGTTTATTAGCTACGCTGATGCACCTCTGGATAACAAAGGTTGGAACTATGCAGATAAACCTATGGAGTTTCTTAAAACTTGCTACCATTTAAAACAAGCTAAACTTCAGGGTTTAGATTACGAATGTAATTTACCTGTGTCTATGGACGCTACTTGTTCAGGATTACAAGTGCTTTCAATATTAATGAGAGATGAACAAACAGCTAGAAAAGTAAATGTACTTCCTAGTGAAGTGCCACAAGACATATACCGTGCAGTTGCAGAACGAGTAAAAGCAAAAGCTGAGATTCTTGCTGGACAGGGAAGTGCCGAAGCAAATCGTTGGTTGCAATTTGGTATTACAAGAAAAATTGTGAAGCGTAATGTAATGACTTATGTTTACTCGCTTAAGCCCTATGGTGCTAGACAACAAATCTTTGATGAATATAAAAAAATTATAGAGTTTGATCCCGATAAAAAAGTTTTAGCAGATGACGGGTTTAGTGATTGTCGTTGGTTAGCTAAGATTGTATGGGAAAAAATGGAAGAAGAAATAGATTTAGAAGCTCAACTAATGAAGTGGTTTCAAGATTGTGCAAAACTATTTGCTCAGGCAAACTTAAAAATGAAATGGAAAACTCCTATGGGCTTTCCTGTGGAAATGGATTACAGGTATGATGTACCTTTTAGAGTTAAAACTGCGATTGCAGGATCGTTAGTTTACACTACTTATAGACGAGAAATAAATCGTAAAGATTCTAGACGTTATTCTTCATCAGTGTCTCCTAACATTGTTCACAGTTTAGACGGTGCTTTGAACCAAGCTGTTGCTTTGTATTGTAAGAACGATGAGTTTCCTATTGAAAACTTATTGATGGTACACGATAGTTTTGGAACTACACCAAACAGAATAGATCAACTAAATAAAATAATTCGTAAAGCTGCGATTGATTTATTTAAAGATGATTACCTTGATGTTTTATACAGAAGTTGGGAAGCCCAGCTGCCCGAAAAATATAAATCTCGCTTAACACCTCCACCTGCTCGTTGAAATTTAGACATTAATGAAATAGCAAACAGTAGCTATTTTTTTAGTTAAATAGTTGCGAAAGCGAGACTAATGATTATATACTATGATGAACGACAAGGACATTGCCGAATACCATAAGTTAATTAACAAACTTAATAAAAAGAAAGAAGAAAAGACAATGAAATTATTTGTATATGGAAGTTTAAAAGAGGGCTACGCACTAGATTATGTTTTAAAGAGAAGTAAAAAAATTGGTAATTATATTACAGAAGCAAAAGGTTTTATGATGACAGGTTTTTGGTTTCCTTATGTGACAAGAAAAGAAAACTCTGAATATAAAATTAAAGGGGAACTTTATGAAGTTAATAAAGAAGATTTAAGAACTGCAAACAGAATAGAACTTGGTGCAGGTTATAAATTTGAAGAAATTGATAAAGGTGTATTTGGTTATATCTATCCTAAAAAGAAAGACATTAAATCTTTAAACGTAATTACTAATAGAAAAGAAAAATACTATGAGTGGCGACATACTAAAGATATGAAAGACCTGTAAACTATGGATTTAATTTTATTAAATGATGGTTTGTATCAGCTTGTTAAAGTAACAAAAGAAATGACAAAGGGTATAGAACTATTAAGTGAAGTAGATTGTTTTAATCTTTGTGATATATTGAGATTGCATTTATCAACTTATCACGAACCACCTTTTAATGCCTATTTAATGAATGATGGGACAGGAATTTTATATGGCTGTATTTGTAAGTAAATAGTCTCGCTTACGATATATTCTCACAAAGGAGAACAACATTAGAGACACTCTTGGAGGTAAAACACAAATGATAAATGAAAAAATGATACATACGACACCTGTGGGTACGGGTAATTATAATTACTTATTTACTCCTGACACACAGTTTGAAAAGCGAGGTAAGTTTTCGGTAAACCTTACTTTATCAGATAAAGACGCTGCACCTTTTATTAAGATATATGAGGAGACTTTAAAAGCTCGTCAAGAAAAGGAAAACAGCGATAAGCGTGCACCACACAATCAGTACAAAGCACTGAAAGAGGGTGGTGTTGAGTTTAAATTTAAACTTATCAATAAAGTAAAAAAGAAAGACGGAACTGACTTTGAACAAAGACCAAAGATTTTAAATTCAGATAAAACAGTTGCAGAACAACAACTTGTTTATAATGGAAGTAAAATGAAGATCGCCTTTCAAATGGTTTCTTGGGCAAATAACTTACAAGGAGTTGGAGTGACTTTACGAATGAAAGCAGTCCAATTAATTGAAGTTGTTTCTGAAAAACCTAACACTGAATCTGATGGAAAGTCATCTAACTATGATTATGGCTTTACTGAGGAGAAAGTTTCCAATGTACCTAGTGGGAAAAAGGAAGTACCCGTTTCGGAAGAAACAGCGGACTTCTAAGTATCGTAGTGGGCTTGAAGAAACTGTAATCAACGATCTAAATAACCGAAAGGTTAATTTTAAATACGAAAAGTATGTCATTGATTACTTCAAGCCCTCTACTAAACATAAGTACACTCCTGATATTGAATTGGAGAATGGAATACTAATTGAGATTAAAGGTTTCTTTAAACGAGAAGATAGAAAAAAACATCTATTGGTTAAAGAACAATTACCAAAACTAGATATTAGATTTGTCTTTGGTAATTCAAAAAACAAAATTTATAAAGGAAGTAAGACAAGTTATGCAGATTGGTGCAACAAACATGGATTTAAATTTGCTGACAAAATAATACCAAGTAATTGGATAACAACATAGGGAGGAACAATGTCTAAAGAAAAAAGAACTTACGACAATATAAAAGATCATGGTACAGATATGTCTTTTGAAAGTGAGGTAAAATTTACACCTAGAATATTTGATGATCGCGGAGATTTAGATTTAACAAAACAAATTGATAACAAAGATGAAAGAATAAAACTTTTAACTACAAAGCTAACAAACATGGTTGAAAAAAATCGTGCTTTGTATGCTCATGTTAGAAATCTTGAAGATATAAATGAAGCCCATAAAAAATTAAATGGTGTTCTTCAAAGACAGCTAGAAGAAGAAAAAGGCAAACTTAAAAGATTAATAGATGATCGT